ATGGAAGTACAATTAAACTCAGTAACAGAAGTTACTCCAGTAGCACAGACTACTACAACTGCTAGAACAATCTCTAAAGCTGCATTAGCTGCAATGGTAGAATCAGGTAGTAAGAAAGAACAAATTGCAAATCACTATGGTTTGAATATTGCTCAAACAACTAAATTATTAAAATCAGCAGGCTTGAAAATTCGTAAATTTCATGCACCATCATTTACTTTAGTAGACTAATATGGATACTAATATAATTATAACATTAATAATTTGTAGTTATTTATTAATAAACAAATGTATAAATACTTTTAGTAAAAAATAATATGACTAGAGAAGATATTCAAGATATTTATAATTTCTTTTGGATTTCTTCTCTATTTTATGTATCTTTGTTGTATGAAAATAACAAGAGATACAAGAATTTGTACAGCAGGAATTTATTTAATTAGAAACATTATTACTAATAAAATTTATATTGGTAGTGCTATTAATATTTATAATCGAATTTTTGGAACAACTACAAGTTCACATATTAATTCTTTGAGAAAGAAAAATCATAGTAATTGTAAGTTGCAAAGAGCTTGGGATAAATATGGAGAAGTTAACTTTGAATTTGAAGTATTAGAATTTTGTAAAAAAGAAAATCTATTAGTTAGAGAACAATACTATTTTGATACATTATTATTTGCAAAAGATTTTGTAAAATTTAATAAATATTCTTATAATATTTGTTGTACAGCAGGTAGTCCTTTAGGTACAAAAATGTCTAATAAAACAAAGAAAAAATTATCTATTTTAAGAAAAGGTGTAAATAATCCAATGTACGGTATTAAAAATAATGATAATTCAAGATCAAAAAAAATAATACAATATAATTCAAATGGTATTTTTATTAAAATATGGGATTGTGTAAATATAGCATCTGAAACTTTAAATATTTCTAAAGATGCTATTACAAATTCTATTTATAAAAAATATAAAGGTGGATTATATTATTGGAAAAATTATACTAATGATTATTTGCAAGTAATAAACCATAAAAAACCACAACACCAAAAAATACAAGGTGTAAGTATAATAGACTTTTCAATTTTAGAATTTAATTCTATAGTTGAAGGTAGTATTTACTTTGATACTTCGTCTAAGGTATTTTCTAATGGTGTTAGAGCAAATGTTAAAAACCAAATTAAACATTATAAAAATTATAAATGGATTTATTTAAATAAATGAAAACAACAAAAGAAGATATTCAAACAAAAGTTTTAAAGTTATTAGAAGATAAAAGTAGAGCAACAGTTGCACTTTCAGGAGGTACAGGTAAAACCCTTATAGGATTAAGACATATGGAATCAGAGCAATTTGGTCATTGTAAATTTTTAGTAGTAGCTCCAAAGAAATCTATTTTTCAATCTTGGAAAGATGACGCTAAAAAGTTTAATCTTGAATATCTACTTGAAAATATTACATTTTCTACTTATCTATCTTTAAATAAACAAAGCCATGATTATGATGGTATTTATTTAGACGAAGTGCATAATCTTAAATTAACTAAGAATGCTTGGATGAGTAATTATAAAGGACCAATATTAGGACTTACAGGAACCCCTCCTAGGGATGAAAAATCAGAAAGTGGTTTTATGGTAGATAAGTATTGTCCTATAGTGTATTCTTATAATACAGATCAAGCAGTAGATCATTCTATATTGAATGATTATAGAGTAGTTGTACATTATGTACAATTAGATAAGGAAAAGAATATTAAGGTTGTGAAACCTCAAGCTACTTGGATGACTAGCGAACTAGCTATTTATAATTATTGGACAGGACGTGTAGATAGCTCACACGGTAAGATGAAACAGATTGCAGCTATACAACGCATGAAGGCAATGCAAGGATTCTTAACTAAAGAAGTTAAAGCAAGGTATCTGTTAAATACTATAGGATTACACAGTAAATGCTTATGTTTTGCTAGTACCCAAGAACAAGCAGCAAGAATATGTCCTGTAACTTATCATTCTAATAATAAGTTTTCTGAATCTAATTTAGAAAAGTTTAAAGTTAGTAATGGTATGAATAATAAATTATGTGCAGTAGAACAATTATCAGAAGGAATTAATATACCTGATCTAAAGTTTGGAATTATCTTACACTCTTATGGCAATGAGAGAAAAGCTAGTCAAAAAATATTTAGGTTTCTTAGATTAAATCCTGATGATTGTAGTACAATACATATATTATGTTACAAGGACACGATTGATGAACAATGGGTTAAATCTGCATTAGAAGGATTTAACCAAAATAAAATAACATACTTATGATTGAACAAATTAGTGTAGACTTAAACAAATTATATACTAATAAACTAAAGATAGAAGAATGGTTTATTTTATATTGTTTAGTCAACAAAGAAGAAGAAATACTTGTGAAATATGTTTACAATTGTGGAACAATTAACTCACAAGTATTTTACAATTTAAGAGATTCTGGTTTTATTGTGCTTAAAGATGCATTAAATTGCACTTTTGATAGTATAAGTGTGACAGAAATCACAAAAAACATGTTTAATGTGCAAGATAATGCACCTTTTGATGTATGTTTTAGAGAATTACTGTCTACTTATCCTAACAGTGTTAAGAGAATTACTGGAGGTACAAGAAGATTACATAATGATTTAGTAAGATGTAAGAAACTATATAAATCTTGTCTGGTTAACAATGGTATAGATATAGAATTACATAAGAAAATATTATTATGTGTCCAAATGTATTACAGAGAGCATCTGAAAGACAATAAACAGGAATTTATGCAGTTATTAGCTACTTTTCTTTCTCAAAGAACTTGGGAGCAGTATATCAATGAAGTTTCTAAAATAGACGTATTACCAAAATCAAACACTGACTATGACGCAATTTAAGCAAAGAATAGAACAAGGATTATTAGGTGACTATCATGATTTACAAAAAGTACAATAGAGTAATATCACCACAAACTATTAAAGGTTTAGGTGATTCTAGATTGACTGCTGAAGAAAAAGAAATAGTCTATGATGAATTACCTGAATTAGAAGAACTATTTGCACAAATAGATTGGCACTGGGTTCCAGAGAATCCTACAGGATTGTATCACCTATGGTGGAAAACAATGTCTGCTAAAGGCCAATTTACAATGATGCCATATACTGATGAGGAAGGTAATGCTAAAGAAAAGATAGTTAGTTGGAAAGCTAATAACAAAGAAGAATACAATATTGTAGTGTTAGATCACATGGCTTTAGGTCGCTTAGAAAGAGGATTTAATCTTAAACAGAATATTGATAAAATGTCTGAATATGTTGTTGCCTGTAGAAATATGTTTAATATGACATTTTTTGTAGTTCAACAATTTAATCAAGGTTTAAGTTCAATAGACAGATTGAAGTTTAAAGGTGCAGATATATCTCCACAACAAACTGATTTTAAAGACTCAACTAATCCTTATCAAGATGCTGATGTAGTTTTAGGATTGATGAATGCTTATAAGATGGACTTAGAAACAAGTTTGACTTACAATATTAAAGTTGAAGGTTTTCCAGGTAATCTAAAAGGTAAGTACAGACTTCTTAAAGTAATTAAGAATAGATTAGGTCAAGATAATATATCCATTGGATTATATACTAAACCTGAAGCTGGTTACTTTGAAGAATTACCTAGAGAAATGACAACAGAAGATTACACAATGTATTTAAACAAGTAGAATGGGAAGAATTATCTTAGCTATCGGAAATCCTGGTAGTGGCAAATCTAGAGCCATATTAAATCTAGATGAGAATACAACTCTATTGGTTAAACCTAATAGAAAAGAATTACCTTTTAAGGGTGGTGCTGTGAAATACAGTACAGAAAAAGGCAATGTAGTAAATTGTTCTACATTTCCAGAGCTTAAAGTTATACTAACAAAAGCTAATGATGGTACAAAATTCAAGACAATTGTTGTTGAGGATTTTACTCACTTTTTAACTAACAGAGTTATGGCTGATGCCAAAATTAATGGGTTCTACTAAAATTGAAGCTCAGGATAAACCTATTTAACTGACTGGAAACTCCTTAGAGTCTTACACACTCCCTACAACAGTGATGATTGTAGTATAGTAAAAGAGGTAAGAATTGGACAATCAGCAGCCAAGCATCTTTATGAGATGAAGGTTCAACGACTATCGAAACACATATTTGTGAAAATATGAATGGAGTAGAGTAGATAAATTTTAGTCGAAAATTTGTCGAAAAGGTAGGTTATTATCTTATCTTTGTAATAAAATAAATAATATGAAAAAAATTAATAGTAAATTAACAAAAGAATATCGAGCTTGGAAAGCAATGAAAGCTAGATGTTATTCTAATTGTCATAAAGATAAAAATTATCAATTGAATAATATTCAAGTTTGTGATAGATGGAAAAATTCTTTTGAAAACTTTTTACAAGATATGGGAATATCTCCTGAAAATCATTCTTTAGATAGAATTGATAATCTAGGTAATTATGAACCAAATAATTGTAAATGGGCAACAGCTAAAGAACAAACTTCTAATAGAAGTGATTTTAATTTAAAATACACTTATAACGGAGAAACAAAAATACTTTCTGAATGGGCTGAATTATATAATTTAGATTATAATAATTTACATAAAAGAATATTTAGAAGTAATATGTGCTTTGAAGAAGCTATTGTTTATGACAATTTAAAATTAATTTTTTATAAAGAAAAATTTAAAACTGCTCAAGAATGGAGTAAGTTATTAAATATACCTTTAAGTATTATTTATGATAGAAAATCAAGAGGTTGGACATCTGAAAGAATGTTTGAACAACCTATTGGAGCAAAGAAAAATGTAATAAAAGATATAGTCTAACACATAATGAAAGTTATGTGATACTTGTTCAAAAGTGGTCAGATTTAGCTGTTGACGTATTTCAAGGCTTAATTAAAATGGAAGAAAAGTTGCGTGATGATTTAAATGTGATAGTGATAGGACATACTGAAAGAAGTACTAATATGAATGGTGATACAGAAATTACTCTACAAACTGTAGGTAAGTTATTGGATAACCAGATTAAGATTCCTTCTTACTTTACTTATGTTCTACATGCTGATGTGAAAGAAGTAAATGGAAAAATGGAATATTCATTTTTAACTAATTATGATGGCTTAAGACTTGCTAAATCTCCAGAAGGATGTTTAGATAAGTTTGAACCAAATGATTACAGATTAATCTTGGATAAAATAGCAAAATATCAATTAGGAGAATAACCTCTCTTAAATTAAATTATTAAACAATTAAAATATAAAATTATGTTCAATTTTGAAAACGCAGAAGTATCTAAAGGTAATTACAAAGAAACTATTAAACCAGGCATTTGTATTACTAAAGTAACAAGTATTACTAATGGTCTTAGTACAGAAAAACAAACTCCTTATTTAGAGTTTACAGTAGAAGATAGTCATGGTGCTGAATTAAAGCAAAAGTATTATTTAAGTACAGTAGTTAATCCTGGTAAACAAAAATCAGCTTGGGATATTTCTAAGAATGCAATCTTAGCATTAGTTGCAGCATCTAATAATTTAAATGAAGCTACAGCTAAAACTAAAATGCCTAATGCTAAATCTGCTGAAGAATTAGCTCAAAAATTAGCTATGTTAGTTATTGGTAAAGAGTTCAGATTAAAAGTTAATGGTGAAGAAAAGATCTCTCAAAAGGGAACTAAGTATGTAGCTTCTTCTTTTGGTAATGGTGTATTCTGTGAGTCTAAAGCAATTGCTGAAGCAGATAGTAAATTATTCTTTAATGCTGATAAAAATGTTAAGAAATTAGCTATTGAACCAGCAACTGATAATGCACCTCAAGCAGGATTCTCAAGTCCAGCAGCAGATTCAGTTACATTTTAATTTGTCACATATTTTTGTATATTTGTGACAATAAATAATTAAGTAATAATAGGTGGCTAGAAACTATTTGGAAACTTATGGAGCATATGTCTAGATAAATGCATCTGTTACAGCCTATTATTACTTTTTAAAAATTAAATTATGTTCAATTTTGATAGTGCAAGTTTACAAATAACAAAAGATGAAATACTTAAGTATATTACAGAGTTACAGATATTAGAAAGATATTGTAGTAATTATAATTCATTAAAATCTAGTTTTAAATCAGAATTTTATAATGATAGAAATGCAAGTTGTAGAATAGTAATCAGTGCATCAGGAATACCTTATTATAAAGATTTTGGTAATGGAGATTATTTTCTAGCATTTGATTATGTAAGTAGAAAGTATGGATCTAACTATCATGAAACTTGTAATATCATTGCTAATGATTTTGGGTTAAAAGATAGTAACTTTAAAGTTACCCCTCAATTACTGTTAAGTAATGATGCTCCTAAGTTAGTTAAAATTAAATCTAATATTCAAGTAGTTGTAAGACCATTTAACATGTTAGATTATCACTATTGGAATCAATATCATATTTCACTAACAACTCTACAATTCTTTAATGTTAAAGCTTGTAAAAATGTATATTTAGTTAAAGGAGATAAGCATTATGTATTTAATCATAAGAATGATAATCCTTTATATTCTTATAAGTTCTTTAAAAATAATTCTGAGTATCTTAAAATCTATAGTCCTTATTCTATTACTAAAGAAGGTAAATGGTTAAGTAATGTAGGTGCAGATTGTTTACAGGGTTATGATCAATTACCTGAAACTGGTGATATATTGTTTATAACTAAGTCACTTAAAGATGTCATGACTTTCTATGAACTT